TCACGCTCAACTCTATTGAGCATCATAAGATTAGCTTTGTATTCTGGATCGTTTTGTTCCAGAATTACATTGTCCGACAACGTAGCAGGAACGAACGTAAATGATTTAGGTATCATACCATGGTATCTTTGCGCTAACTCCTGGCGCGAATGTCCCCAAATCATATGATCATCAGCGCGAATGAACCAACGTATAATGCCTGATCGTTCCGGTATTGGATAACCAGTATCTTGGTCAATATACCAAGAAACCATATCTGCTACCCAACTATCAGCGTCTGGATTACAAGTCGCTCTAACGTATGGTCTAACTCCACACATAGAACGATTACGAGACAGCATATACCAAAATTGTTTCTCAGTGAAGTGCGTTAGTTCATCGTAACCAATTAATGGTATTTGACTGCCTTGCCAATCACCAACATCCGCTTCATTATGAAGGTGACTAAACGTTATTGTAGAGCCGGAAGGAAAATTCCACATGCGCTGTGGTGATAGTTTAGGCATACCGTCAACACGCATGTATATTTGGAAACTAGTGTCGAACAACCCTCCTTCAGATGTTATTTGAATGGCCTCACGACGAAAGATAACTGATCCGAAATCAGGATTATCTATGTGTCGTAAAGGCTCAAGTAACAGAGCATATGTTTTGCCCCCGCCAGCAGCACCTCCATATATAGCAATGTCTGCACTAGTAGCAAGAAACGTTTCTTGTGGTCCTTTCTGTGGCCCTATATCGTTATTGCTGTCCCACCCATCCCACATGATCTATGTTTCCACATCTATAACGTTAGTGGGAACATTAGATCTGTTATTATCCGGTATATACACTTTGACTCTACTGGCACTTTGATTCGCTCCAGTATCGTCTGAAATATATACGTGTTGTCGGGGCTTACCAAAAGCCCTGTTCAATACAAGCTCAATTAATTTGATCCTTTCGCCATGTGGTAGCTCAGGATCAGCAAACATAGAGTCGATATGATTTAGCACTGTAGGCACGCGTTGCCTACACTCTGTCATAAGTTCACGCAAAGTATAAATGCGTGCTAGCTCAGTATGAGGCTCGAAACCATCTGGCAATTCGTTCTATCCGCAGAATGAACTATCTAACTCTTTTATCGTAACGTCGTCTAGTAACGATCGCGCGAGCTATCCTTTTTTATTACTTACATCTTTTGGCACAAACAAATCTTTGAACCAATCTAATATACCAAGTCTATCTTCAAATAATAATAGTTGTTCGAGTCTAACTTTACTGTATGGAACACTTAACCATGTGTTCCAGTTACTGCAACGCAATATTGAATAGTTGAGAAATTCGTTACTGTCACGATCTACAATCCCTAAGAACAAATAACAAAATCCACCTGATCGTTGCCATTTAGCCATCCAAGCAGCTTGTTCTTTAGTGAATGTATTTATTGATACTGTTGTAGATTGAAGTTTGTGTTGTATTATCTTAAGTTCAAACCAAATGATACGCGAGTTGTTTATTTGCACGCCTCTATCTGGCCAGCCAGCCGTGCGATTATTCGGAACCCATATTTGATATTCTCTAAACGTTTCTGTGAAATCATTTGCCAAATCTCTTTCAAGCATTACTCCTGGCCCTCCTATAAATCGTTCTTCTAACCGTATAACCTAACCTAACCGAAAGTTCCTTCTATACCTTATAGGGAAATAATATATATGGGGTTACCGTATTTTATATTTACTAAGTGGTAGTTATTTCTTCGATTAGATTAGTTAGATCGGTTAGAGAAATGACATTTCATAGTCTTATCAACGACTTACGAATATCATTTCTATAACCGAACGCCTAACCGTCTATCCGTAACGTTTATGCATTTCTGTATCAGGCCAAACATATACCTTTTTAGTTCCAACATTAGGAATGTGAACAGTTTTAGACAACCTAATAAATCCATATTTTACTAAAGCATTTCCAAACCCTCTTGATCGTAATATTGCACGCTCTCTATTAACTCCATAAGTTGGATCAGAAAGAAATATATACAATTTATCCAACCACATACCTTCTTGTTGAGCTATTTCCAAATTTGAAACGTTTCCTGAAGTAGCATTCATATAATCTTCAACGATTTGATACTCGAATGTTTCTTTAGTTAAATCACGTTCTTCTGTAACACTTCTTTGCAATTCTAATTCTGATTTAGTAAGTAACGGTCTAGCGCCAGAAGCATACATCGCTCTATATTGAGCATATATTTGAGGAAGTTCTTCACTAAATCCATCAAGATCAAAAAATTGGTTTTGTTTATTGTTCGATCTAATAGGCAAAAATCTAGTTTCGCCTGTTTGATCTTTCAAATATGAATGTTCATTTGTAGTAATAATGAAAACATTTCTTTTTGGATAATCCTTAACATCATCAGCCCGCATACGCCTAAATGTAGAATTGCGCTCAGTAGTAATACGCTTCCATAAATCTTGATCTGTTCTTCTATTCAAATTACCTAATTCTGGAATTTCAATAACACCTTTATCATATGTGGCTCTATAAAATTCTACTGGGCTATCAGCAGCCGCCGGAATTGATTGGCTAGCATACCAAAAATGTGGTAGTAATCTTCTGCAAAATTCTGACTTGCCAATATTTTGTTCACCTTCAAAAGTAAAACAATAACGTAATTGACCGCCAGGAGAATAGCATCTGTGCATTATTGATAACATAAGGGTATTAAACCAAATAATTGACCATTCATCATTAGGCACACCAAAATATCTTATAGCGGCATCAGAACGATCTTTGCTGTCGTGTTCAGGCCAACTATCCATATACTCCATATAAAGATCAATTTTATTACGTTGAGCTACAATTAATACAGCTTCATCTAAAGCGTTAAATGATATTTCATTAGGAAATATGTGTTTATTCAAGGTTGATTTAAGCATAGCTTGATTAGTTTCGTCATATCTATGATATTTTCTACCATTTAATTCTAATGGTGATGTTAGATGTTCCCAATCCATAGATGTAAAAAATATATTTGAACTCATAGTATCAAATACAAATTTGGTTCTAATGGCCGCCAAGAGAACTTCTTCAAGATTTCTCGTTGTAGTTGGAATTTGACCATTTTTATTAGGATTTAATTGAGTAATATCAGCATTAGTAAATTCAGTCATTTTACTTTTAGTTATTTGAATATGTGCGTTAGCGATAGCTGATTCAAGAACTTTTTTAACAGTTCCTTTGGTTTTAGAGTTAACAAAAGTTTCTAATATTTTATCAATAATAATGGCTCTTTCCGTTTCATCTTCAATTTCTAATATTCCATCAACAATTTCTTTTAGATGTTCTTCTAAATATAATTTCTTTGCAGCAACATCAGCAAATGACCTCAATTCATAAATGATCGATGTTACATCAGACATTATTATTTGCCCCCTTTTCTTGCTATTGCTGTTTTTCCTGTTTTTGATTTTGCTGGCACTAGTCTTTTCGCCTTGAATCTACCTTGAATATTGCTTCTAATTTTCCGCTTTTTAGCCATTATCTTCCTCCATTGCCATTTTGCCGTGCTTTATTCCATCAAGTATAGTTTGCATGTCTTTTTTGCGATCTCCTTGCCATACTGCTGTAGCCATGTATAGCTCATCAATAACATCATCTTCAATTAATAATTCTTCCCATATATATTTACCTAATGGCAGTGCCGCGTGATCATATAACCATCTATGTCTATTTGAGTCTACATTAAATACATTTCTCAATATTTTATTAAAATGAGCTTGAGCATATTTCTTGGTGTGTAATTTTTCACGACCATCATTATTAGTATAAATTTCAGATATTTCCGTATATATCTGCTCTCCCGGTATCCAAGCGATTCGTTCTTTACAAGGATCATTCATATCTACAAACGTGGGTCTTGCTACATATATAGGTTGTATTGGATGGAATAGTGCTGGATCTACAATCTTATCAAAATACTTCTTAAGAGTCAAGCAAGACACCTTCATACTATTCCACAAGAATAGTCTGATTCTTATGCCTTCTTTTATCATATAACTAGCAGATGGAATCGAAAAAGCTTGAACATTATCAAGTCCGAGCGCCAGGAGAACGTTTCTTGTATCTAACTTTAAATTACCAGTCGATTGTCCATAACCGTCAATATCCAATGCATACCAATTTTGTTCTTGTTCAATAATGGTTGCCGGATCACCGGTTTTCTTATCATCATAGAACAATCGACGCTGTTTGTTGATACTATCGTCTTTAGCAATCCCTCTGATTAGACAGCTTTGTGGTCTGCCCAGAAGAAACGACACTAATTGACATAGATCATCTAAGCATTCAATTTCTTTATTGAAGAATTTGTAATAAAACGCATTATCATAAGGTATAGAATGACCGTTTTTATATATTGTTTTATTGAGCTTTTTGCCATTTAATGCTCTTGCTATAGTAACGATATTTCTATTTAGAACACTACTAGACGTTTCTTCCGTTTCGCTATATATAGTATATACCATTTAGTTTTCCTCCCCCAGATGATGACTGAATGGCTTTCGGGAAACTAGAAGGTCAGGAGTAAATTACAATTACTTCTGACCTTCTTTCTTTAATCGAACGGTAATAGTAGCGGGATCGCGAGCGGGAGTCTAGCCTAAAGCTTTACTGTTATGATCAGATCGACAGACAAACGAATATCAATTATTGATAAATTGAATTTCCTCTGGTGCATATGCTTGATCGCGCATCTAAAAGAGCACGGCCAGAAGGTGTCGTGGTATAATATTGAAACTGAGTTTGGTAAAGAAACCAATCAGAAATTCAATTTCTATAGAGAAATAGCGATGGATTACGGATATGTGGCGCCAGATAGCCATACACTAACACCTAAAGCGTTGCGCGTAGTGGCTAACTGGCGCCAATTTAGAGATAAGATTATGGATATATGATCGTTACTTAGCAGAATTCAGAAGATTGACAATGTTATCAATTTCTGATTCCGCATCCTCCAAGTAATTCATCGTTTCTTCAACAGACTCTTTATGTTCATCATCAACATCTTCTAAGTCTGCATCTAATTCTGCTTTTAGCATAAATATGCTGCTTTGTGTATTATGTAATTCAGCAATCAATTTATCAATTAACTCTATTTGTTCTGATGATAGTGGCATTTTATTTTCCCTCTAGACTTAGGCGCGGATCGCGCTTATAGTTCGTTTCGTCTAAAAACCATATGTTTATTAGACG